CTTGACTGGGCCTTGAGAAGGGAACGTTTCAGTGATAGTCTCGCTCTGAAAGCGGATCGCGGCCTCAGTAAGAACGGTTGAAAATACTCCACAAGCCCCATTCCAAGGTTCCGTTCTCTCCTCATACTTCATCCCTAATACTTCAAGACCTTTGACGTACGTCTCAGTCCAGTCTTTGCGAGAGTTAATGTCGGCATCGACATACTCCATGAGTTCAGATGCAAGATTAGCCAACTCGCTGTCATCCATGTCTTCAGCCAAGTTCCTACTGAACTCGTCATTGACTTCTTTACCCGGCTCAATCGTAATCTCCATAGAGCCATCAGCTAGTGTCACCGAATCAGGATTCTCAATCTCAATTTCAAGATCAGGCTCACCTAAGTCCATTAATTCTGGAAGTCCACCGTCAGTGGAGTAAAGAGCTTTGTCAATGTTGCTGGTAGCCATATCTGTCCTTAATAGTACGCCGCTGTTCTACGGCGAAAGTATTTGATTTCTTCGGGTTCATCATTCGGAAGTCTGATAAATCCACCCTGTCTAAACCGCATCAATGCTTGAGTTGTTGAGTCAACCAAGTCATCATTAGTGCCAGACGGGAAGTCATTGCATTCCTCAATAACTTCTTTTGCCCATCTGCGGTCTGGTGCCCATACTATGCCAGACGATAACAAGTCCGACACTGCGTTCACACGCGCTATTTTGTCCTGTCCTTTGCCCGGAGTAAACTCCCCCACGGGAACACCCATGCGGCGAAGCTCCTGATACAGCGCTGCTCCGTTGGATTTCTTCTCCACAACAAACGCATCAGGCTCCCACTCTTTGTACTCTTCTAGCACAAGTTTCTTCAAATCCGGGAACTCCATCCTCTTCTTGATTGCATTAAGTAAGATGATGTTGTAGTTGTTTGTCTCTTCATTGAAGAACACACCCCACGTTGTCAGTGCGTTGTAGTCAGCCCTGTTGTTGGTCTCCTGCGCCGCATCAAGACTCATGATGGTGAATTCGCAGTGAGGAGGATCGTCTTTATCCCATATTTGCCACCACTCTCGCTTAAGTAACGCACCTTCTTCCGAGACAGGATTCTGCATGTACTGGGCTTGCCAGTAGCGGGGATCCATACCTGCTTTTTTACCCAGTAGTTCTTCCAGCGACCAGAAGTCCCCCCATAGGGGTTTCTCGTTGAGGATGGCAGGGAACTCGACAATCTCCCACTGATCTACATCTTCTTCTTTGCCCATCTGGTTGACAATCATACCTGTCAAGTCCAGTTTACTCCACCTCGTCATCACGATAATGATAGAGCCACCCGGCATAAGACGCTGGAGAGGGCCAGACTGAAACCACTCCCAAGCAGGAAGGAAAACGTCCGGTCTCCCAGTCTTAGCATCTTGTTCCGAATGAGGGTCGTCAATGATAAATAAATCAGCGCCACGACCAGCAAGAGCACCTCCGACACCAATAGCAAAGTATTCTCCTTGGAAATTAGTGCCCCAACGTGAGGCTGATTTGGAATCTGACTGCAATTCAACCTGCGGAAAGATGTCTTTATAGGGATCAGAACCCACCAAATTACGCACTCTACGGCCAAAATTGACCGCCAAATCCGCTGTGTGGGAGGCCATAATGACCTTTTTATGAGGGTATTTACCTAGAAACCATGCAGGTGCAAGGTAAGAAATCATCTCAGACTTGCCGTGACGGGGGGCAATATTGACGATTACACGCCTTTTCTTGCCATTTGCTATGTCTTCAAAGATTTTGGCCAGTCTTCTGTGGTGTGGGCCTACTTTATAGCCCGGATATACGTGATCTATGAAGGTTAGGAAGTCGCTTGTGCCCACTTCTTGTACAGAATTGCTGTCATAGATCTTCAAAAGCTCTAAATTACGGCGTTTTTCCTCTTCTGCCATGAATGGCAGGCTGTCCCGAATGATTTTTAACTGTTCAGGCGTGATTTTCATCGTTTACAACCTTGGCCTGAACGTCAACTGTGCGTTTTTCCAACCTTTGTAGGGTTGCAAGTAGCTCATTCTCCACTTCTTCAAGGGATTGGTGCTTGATTGTGACTTCTGAGCGTTTCTTAAACGCATCAACGCCATCAACTTCTCCCAAAGCCTTGACCGCAGCTATCCTGTACTTGGGATCTGGGTTGTCAGTGTCTTGTAAGAGTTTGTTTACGACGTACTTCTTTAGGTCTGCAAGTTCCCGCACGACCATGTAGTCATACTGAGCCACCATACCTGCTAAATAGGCAATCGTCTCATTGGGATACTGCGCCAAATTCATGTCAGTCTTGTTTGCAATGACTTGTTCAGCTAATTGTAAAGCCTGACCCCGGTGTTCTTGTGTGGGGGTAAGGGGTTGCCCTGTTATATCCGACAACATCTTGGCAGTTCTAGCCATCATGTCTAGCTCTTCCTTTGGGGAAAGCTCGGGCATAGCCTCAGTAGCCGAGGCTGGCAATGGTACGTTTTCTTCAACGTCAGGTATGTTTTCTAGCATAGGAGGAAAGTGGCACTCCGTTAATGTTTTTTAAATATACCACATATTTGTAAAGGGTGGTAGGAATCCTATAGGGGGGTGTTTTCTGTAAAAACTTGACAGCCAACAGTACGGAGAAAAGGAAGGGGTGGGGGTGTCTGAAAGACTTAGGAAAATGTGTGGTAATTTGTGCAAGTCTTAGTGTATAGGGGGCGATGGAACCAGCTCGCAGGATTGGGGGGGCCGGTATAGGTGGGGTCAAGCCGTCAGGATTTGCAAATGCCGTACCCCATCAGCTATAACTATATCAATGCAGAGCAATAGTGCAATGCAGATTAGGAGAATCAAATGATCAAATCATTATGGGTTTGGTTGACTCACTACAAAGTGATCATCCAGTGGGACGACAAGACATTCGTGCATTATGCATACACGATGAACGAGGCGCTCAGTTGGGCGGCTCAGTACAAGCTGACGCACACTGTAGTGCTGATCGGCATCAGAGGCAAGCTAGTCGCGGCTCGCGGCGAGTGGTAACGCGAGGGGCTTCGGCCCCTCTTCTTTAACTTAGGAGAATGACATGAAAACATTAGGTGAACTTTTGCGTGACAAGATCAACGCATCGATTGAAAAGCGCCAGCAACTTGAGCGTGACTTCTGGGATGCCTGCTATCACGTATATGGGACATATCGCCCACAATGGCTTAGCATCCACGATTGGTCTGATGAACAACTAATCGCACGGACTAAGGAAATGGGACAGAAAGCGTGCATGACAGTAGGTCAGACGAATATATGGCGAGCTCATGTGCAACGCGCAACGTTCTGCGCAAAGCTTGATGGGTTTGAGTTTAGTAGATTGCGGAGTGATTACTTCAGACGGTGACGAGAGGAGGCTTCGGCCTCCTCTTTTTTTGTGCCCCGAGAATTGATACCAGTTATTTGTCGCCGCGCGAAGGCGTGTGCGTGCCTGACCTCTAGGTTATAAATTCACCTATCCGTGAAAACTTGCTTAGCGGATAGGATATCAGGCATAACTCTATTGTCAGGACAGCAATTCGGTTGATCTGACATTTTCAAAATTGCTTTTTAATGGAGAGACACAATGTCTAAAGCAAATTCCCCCGTAGTACCCGCTGAAATCGTTATCAACTCATTCAAGGATGCGGGTTATCAATCCGCCCTTTCGGGTGAACGTATGACGAACGTCGCATCGTTCGTTATCAGCAAGTGCCCTGATTTTCTGAATTCGTATTCTGACGAAGTTGGTGCAGAATTGAAATCAGGATGGGCGCTTCGTTGGCAAGAGTTGCACCCTGCTGTAACTTACTCTGACGAATGGATACCAAACCCGAAGGGCATGCACAATGTCAGTCTGGCGTTTTGCTTGTCTTACAGTCAGCAAGCCTTCGGTCAGATCAAGACTGACAATCCAGTCAAGCATGGCGTGATCAAGGGCATACGCGACGATTTCAGCAAGTATGTCAGCAATCGAATGTCAGACTTGAAACGTGCTGTCCGCAAAGAGTTGGATAAGGGAAAGGTCAGAGAGCGCATCCAAGCCAAGGTTTGGACAGACTTTGAGAAAGACACTTTCGACGGCATGAAAGCCCGATGCAAGACTGCACTGGCACGCAATGACGCCACTGCACCAACCGAGGTTAAATTGCGCATGGCAATCGACGCCTTCAAGACTGCGCTGAACAAGTAACCCGCCAAACCCCGCCAGATCGAAAGGTCTGGCGGGGTTTTTTTTCGTCTCGACCCTACGAGACCAGTTACTTGTCGTCGCG